GCACCACTACCCTTACCTGCGTAAAGGTCTAAGACATCATTTTTACTATATTCTCTAGCTACTTGTGATAGCTGTATAATAATAATGTCGTTATTAACTGCCATATTACTAAGTGAGTGACTAATATACCTAATAGCTTCGTACTCTCCACGCTTTGTAGGGCCCGGGTCTATTAAGTCTATATAGTCTACTACAACAACCTGAGGGTCTAGTTCTCTTATTTTTGTTTGAATACTATCTAAGGTTGGTTGAACAGTTTGTATAACAACATGGTCTAGTAAGTCTTTATGGTCTTCTGCTATTTTAGAAACATCTCCTTCGACTTGTTGTTTATCTACATCAGCAACTATTTGAATATGTCTTTTATGCATATACCAATCACTCAATTCTAAACTTAAATACAAAGTATTTAGTTGTGAATCTTGGTCTATTCTGTCTTGAGCAGAATTATACCCTAAGATAATGTTTTGAGCAACAGTAGTTTTACCTGCGCCAGTAGGCCCAAATATAGTAACTAACTCACCGGGATAGATTGTACAATCAACATCTGGTAGACCAAATATTTTTGATAAATCTATTGTTTTTCCACTAAAGTCAGTTGACATTCTTTCTTCTAGTCTCTTTTGTAGTTGTTGAAAGTCTTTAACTTCTATGTCATAGTCTTTCTTTTTGTAATGTATACAATGCGTTTTACATCTAGCTTTCATTTCAACATCTTGACAGCCATATTGATACCCGTTATTGTATACACTTTCTACTTTTTCTAATACAATTTCTTCACGAAGTTGATTATTGTTCCAGTGTAATAGGGATGCTTTTGTAGCATCAGAGGGTATACCATTTCGTCTAAAATGCGAAGCCATACGCAATATAACATTGTTTCTATTACCTTCATTAGGGCCTTCAGCAAACATTTGTTGCACACAAGGTGCAACTTTTGTAGGCTCTTGTACAGCTTTAAAAGAACGAACAGTTTCTACACTAGTCTTTACTTTATCTTCTAAACTGCCATCACCCCAAAGAGTTTCTTCCCAGTCTATATCTGAAGGTTTTGATGCGAGTTTTCTTATTTTATCAAAGGTTAATTGCATAAAACCTTGTGTCGATAGTTTTGTTTTAAACAAGTTTGATTTAGCATTTTTAGTAGCTTGTTCTCTATATATAGAAGTCCTCATATACACAGCAGGGTCTATATTAACTGTAGTAAATAGCTGTGTCATTGTTTGTTTTACTATATAAGGTAACTGTTCACTTGGTGTAAAGTCAAAACAATCAGCAGAAACTAATATATGGTAACCTGTACCACTATAAAAGATACTATAATTACCATCTTTTAGTCCCATTGAATTAAGTTCGTTTACTGCAAGTTTAGCTTTTTCTAATACTCTATCGTCACTATCATCTTTACGGTCAATATCAATAAGTATATTATCAACATACCTTTTACCCGTGTAGTCTTTTAGTGATTTGTTATCTTGTACAAATAGATAAGCATCTTTATCATATAGATAATGAGACCTGTATATGGGTATGTATTGTCCCCGCTCTAAAAACTCGGACATGTTTTTTTCGTATTTACCTAAAGGCATAAGAAGCCCCCTTTGGTGGGGGCTCCCTATAGCTACTTCAACATAAAGCTCCATTAAAATGGCATGTCGCTTTGAGGTTGAGTTGGTGCGGAAGGGGTGTCATTTTCAGACGCTTCCTTTAGATAGCCTTTTTGTTTCATGTAGGTTACATAACTTTCTAAGTCACTTCTACCTGCATTATCATTATCGACTATTTTACCCAACACCCTTTTATATGTTTTATCACCTTGTTTCTTTGGTGCTTCTCTATAAACATATATTAGGTAGTTATGAGGCGGTTCTAGCAAAGGATTATCACTACCGTTCATTTCTGAAATATAGCTGTTTAAAGTAGACTCTATACTGTCTATCTTTTCACCATTAGCCATTTCCCAGTCTCCTTCAGTATTGATTCCACCTTCGAAACCAATAGCATCTTTTAAATAGTTAAACTGCCTAACTACTCTATTGATGCTTACTGTTCCGTCAGGATTCTTTTCATAAGAACCTTTGATAGAATGAACTTGTGGGTATTTACTGTTTTTTATTTTAAAGTGTACATCAAGCCAACAATCAGCCCAGTCATATTGACCGCTCTTATCCTCGACTTTTTCTATACCAGCTTCAAAATAACCAGTAAAATCACTATTCATTTTTGTATTACTACTTGATTGTAATAACGCCATTAGCTTTCTCCTTCATCTTCTTTGTATTCGGTTATTGCCTTATTTACATCAGTATATGTAAAAGGCAGAACAAGCCCATTTAATGGCTTAAGTCTAGAGCCAACTGTTCTTTCGTCATAAGCTTGAAAAGATACTTTTGGTATCAATTCATCTTTAACTACGGTTGAGTATCCTATTACATCGGCTTTAGCACATAGCGCATATCCAAGACCTCTTGGTAATTCAGGACTTAATTGCACTTTGCCATCATTCATTTGGGATTGTTTACTATGGGAAGTGAGTATTAAGTTAGAACCATGTGCTTTCATTAGAGTTTGTAATCTCTTAACTATATCCACATTTTTCTTTCTTGCTTTACCCCAATCAGCTCCCCATTCTCCTTGACCCATTGCACTTATACCTAACTCTTCGCATACAGCTTCCTGTATCCATTCGTTAATAGTATCTATTGTGTCTATTACCAAGCTTTCATAGCCTAGAGATTTCCAATTATCTTTTATCCAAGTATATACCTCAAATAAAGAATAAACCTCCATTGGTTCGCCTCTTTTAGGGCCAACTCTATGGTAAAATCCTCTTTCAAGAGGGGGTATCATTTTTCTATCATCCCCTTCTCCTGTAAAAGGTGGGTTAAGTGATGTAACTGTTACAACATTAGCACCGTCAACAAAGTCTGCACCAAGGTCAGTATCTATCATTAAGACACCTTTAGCACCTTTTGCAGACCAGTTAGCGGCCGCTGTGGTTTTACCTGTTTTGGGCTGACCTATAAAATACCAAGTCAGCCCCGCAGGTTGTTCGTTCCAATTAGTTGTAACTGTACGAGTTTGTATTTGCATACGCATTCTCCTCAGTTATATTGTTTGTGTTATTTACTTCTCCACTATTGAAGTCTTCTGTCTTTATTACTAAAGGCGAAAGACCTTGCCAAATATAGCCATAAAAAGGTCTCCCTGTCAAGTAATTAAACAGTTGATTTACACCAATACCACTAATTAGGTTTGCACAGAATATTGTATGTTTCATAGTGCAGGGAGCTTCTTGTCCACTCTCTCCATTAGGAAACCAGTAATCTTGATATTTATCAAGTCCTTGTGTTGCTGTTATACAGCTCATAGAAAGTGCATCCATCCTGAGGTCTATAAACACTTCTCTATCTTCTCTTTCAAGCCACTTGTTATATACTATCTTTCTACTGCTCATACTATCTGTACAAACTATTGTTTTAGGAGAAAGTACCTGACCCTCTCCTGTAAACAAAGTTTGTTGCATATCTATTTCAACATTACTACCTCCGTAGCTTTTAATAATTTTTTCAGCCATTGATGCTTTAGAATTATCAACCTCATTATACCATATTTCTGGATATAATGTGGTGCCAAAATTATGCTCTTCCATGTTATCATTATCATAGCCTCTTATAAACTTAAAGCCCATAGTAGCTAATAACATAATAACACTACTACCTATACCACCTAACCCAACGACTGTTACATCGTTGAGTTTTTCTTGTGGTATAAGGTCTTTGTTACGCAGATGCTTTTGATTCATCTTTGTCCTCCTTGCCTATTTCATCTATTACTATTGCTGGATTTAGATTCATTAGTTCAAGTTCTTCTTCTACTAACAACTGGTCAATTTCTCCTGCATTCATACTTTTATATAAACTTGATATATAAGCAGAATCAGGGTCATCGGCTGTCATAGAATCTTTTCTGTGTTTATCTATGATTTTTTCTTGCCCAGTTATAACGCTATCGTATTCATCATAAGCGTTAATACTAAAATTGTTAGTATAATAACTACCAAATTGACTAGGTCTACTCTGCATAGGAAAGAGGTTGCCTTGATTAAGACTGCCTCCTTTATCATACCAACTAGTAACAGTAGTTGTCTTTTTATCATCTTTGATTTTCTTAGCTATTCTAGCCCATTTATCTTGTTCTTTGCTTTTATTAGGCATTTGCATATTAATATTCTCAGAATTAGCTTCTACTAAATGCGTTTTGCCATATTGGTCTTGATAACTAATAGCAAATGCAAACTTTTCTTTTTTACTTGCTACAACTGTTGAACAATAAAAGTTTTCTATTGGAGCATTATCTTTTAAACAGTTTTTATCCGTTCCACTAAAGAACGCACCCATATTATGGTGAGAATGTATAATTCCCATCATACATTTTTCTGTTTCTGGATAATCTTTCCAAGTTTTCTGAAGTATTTTTGCAGTATCTTCAGCTTCTATTGTTGTTGCTGTACCATGTCCTAAATCAACGGGATGAAAATGAACAAGTGTAAAGCCTTTAGGAAATTTCTCTCCTTTTCTATAATGAGGCTTATACCATGCTGGCCCTGACCATTCTGTTGTTGGAAATTGTTTAAGAAAATAGTTCAGTTTGAGATATATTTCTAGAGGTATTGTTAAGTACATTGTTTAACTCCTTTATTTTGTTTGTTATGTTTATTTTATAGTGTGTAAATGCATTTTTTAGTATTATTGTCCAAGATTTCATTGTATAGTCATGAAAATCATCTAGGTCTTTTGGAAAATCTGGTATTGCTACATATATCATATCTACCATTTTTTCTCTTTTTTCTTCTAAGTTGTTTTCATCATTACTTACAATTCCAGACATCATTGTTACTAATTCATTCATACTATATTCAGTGTTTTGTTCTGTTAAGAAACTAACTAGTTCATTATAGACATCACCTGTTAAACCTAAATTATGATATTTAAGCATTGAGACAAGAGCAAGTCTAATTGTATCTTTCATTTTAGGTGCTTTAAGATTTGTTGTTTCTCTTATTTCTTCTCTGTTAAGCATTATGTTTAAAAGATGTTTTTTATCACTATTACTAATATTTAAATCATTGTCTTCAACCATATTATTACAATAACGATTTAACTCTCTAACTAATTTTAACCCTAGTATTTCTTTCCAATGGTCTTTATAGTTATTAATCCATGTATGCCTAAAACCATCCATCTGTATACCTTCCCAATCAATATCGTAATGAATACTTTTTAACTCCATATTAGTATCTACAAAAGAACCTTGATTTTGCATTCTAGCTGATTTAGATATCGAACTGTAATTTTCCATTAACAAAGATGTATTATCATTATCAATTTTATATTCAGCCCATTTAATGTAAGATTCATACATTTGACTGGGTTTAATATTAGTAGATAATAATAAAAACATGTTTCCTTGTCTATAGCTTCCAACTCTTCTAGCATCGTCATCAAGCAAAACATTTTCTAAGTAATTAATAACACCTATAGCAGAATATCTTTCTAATACAGGTCTTAATTTATCACTGAGGTGTTCCATATTATTTAGTCTGTATATACTAGTTCCCATTGCATACTGCATTGCATTAATATCTCCATTTTTAATAGGAGAACTGTAAGAATGATGAATAAATTCTGTTAACCATAAATTTATTGTTTCTTGAGTATAAGGTTTAAGCCATTCTTTAAACTCTGTGTAAACAGACCATTCTTCTTCTGTCATGTCATATTTATAATGAACATATTCATCATAGTCACTCACATATTGTTTCAGTACATCATTAAACATTACGCTATGTAATTGGTCAGCATTATCAAACATTCTTACATCATTATTTTGATAATAAAGAAATATTTTATAATACATATCATAATTAAGGTTTTTATATTCACAAAAATCCATTAACCATTGTTCGCCATAAACAAATTCCATTTTAGAACTTATAGCTAACCAATCTTCTTTATAAGTGCCAAAATTATTTATTTTTAAACTATGTTTATCGTCAAAAGCATAAGGGTCTATACTATAAAATGTACTTCTACCATTATAATCATTTAGATAAGCTCTGATAGTTTCCATAAATGGGTAAACCAAGCCGTTACTATATGCTTCTGTTATTTGAGTAGCCCATCTACCATAACACGCACAAGCGTTACTATCTACATGAGGATGATAAGCTGACATAAATGAAAATTCACTATCAAATTCATAAGATTTTGAATCATCTTCGTTTATTGTATTGCTATAATAATCAAACTTTTGAAGATATCTAATATGCTGAGGTTCTAAGTCTCCAAATTGCTCTTTTTGTAATAAATTAAGTTTTACATATATAGGTGGCATATAAAAATATTTACGCAACCTTAGTCTTGCATTTCTTACAATATAAAAGAAACTTTTATGGTCATAATCATAAAACAATTCATAATCGTTTAAAAATGTTTCCCAAAAAGCTTTGTTTTCATTTAAATTAAAGAACCTGTTAAGCATTGTTGTTGTACTTTCTTTGGTAACAGATATTGGACATAATATTGTTGAATCAATATTTAATCTTTCGTATGTTATTTTCATGTTTAACTCCTTTTAAATTAGAAAAAAATTAAACCCCCCTAATTGCTTAGGGGGGTGTAACAGGTTATTTATTACCAGACTCTTGGCGAGCTTTCTGAAAAGATACAACCTGACCCTCTTTTAATCGAGTGTTTGGGGTTGCAGATTTACCACCAACGAAAATCGCTACTTGATTGTCATCAATGCCAAATCCTTCTTTTTCAGCAATCTCTGCTGGAGTAGATGCCTCTACAGTCTTTGGTACTCCACCTGTGTGATACGCCATGTATCTTATTACTACTGGATTGTTGTTAGCCATTACTAACCTCCTGTTTATTACGATTGATATAATTACCAACCTTGCTTGTTGTTACTTGTTTATCTGTCTTCACAATATCATATTTAATACTCTTAACTGCATCCTTTGCGACTAAATGCTTTTTAGATTTAGACAGGATAAACTCAGCTTCTTCGTGACTGTTGTAGATGCCGATAAGATTATTCTTATATGTATTGTCTCCTTTGTATTCCCCTTTTAGTATTTTACGATGAAAGGTAATACATTCAATTAAAGCGTAATTCATGCTTCTAAGTATAACTCGATTCTATCCTGAATCCAGTCATTATAAGCCTGTATTTCTGCTTTAGCACCATCAAGGTCTTCGTTTACCTTTTTGATAGCGTCTTTTGTTTCGTAACCTGCGTTTTCAAGTTGCTGTATCAATGTATCAATAGCTTCCTCTACTCTGCTCATGTTACCTCCTTTTTTACGGGTGTTATTTACTCTTATAGAGGTAATGCTCTTGCATTACTTAGAATAAATAAAAAATTAAATCTTAGGGAGCATAGAATAATCAAAACTATACTCCCTTTATAAAAGAGTGGATATAAACCTAAGGTTTCAATGTTTTACGCTTCACACGCATGTTCATCACGCCCTGATTTTATTTCAGTATCCACTCTATTGGTCTCGAGACCTATATAAAAAATATAAGAGATAGGTTAGTTGTTTTAATAATGAAACGCCAATCTCATAGTCATCTTTTTATTAAAATTGCACATAAAGACTAACAAACCACTTCTATCTCTTAATTACTCTGACTAAAGAATATAGCCCAAAGACGATTCTTTTTCATTGCTATAAACTTGCTCTTGGGTGTATTTGGATTATTTTTAACTAACCATATTATTAGCTCTTTTTTACCCCAAGGCGGTATACTATTCATTTATCTACTCATACTGCTTAATTTATCAAGATACTCGTTTCTTTCTTCTTTAATCAGAAACATTTCATTATTTACATCTTCAATTCGTCTGTACAATAATTTAATCTTAGTCTCACTATGTTCAAGCTCTTGTCTTAACATATTAAGTGTCCATAAAAGACAAAAGATTAGTATTACTGATACTAACATTGCTATTGGCATTAATGTATCAATCATTATTTACTCCCTTTGTGTTGTTAATTACTATGTAACCCTAGTAAAAAAAATAAAAGCAAGGTCTCTTAGGTAGGTAGGTAGGAGATGGTATGCACTGATGTTATCTCCATTACTGTGCAACCTCCTGACTGCCTTACTTTTATTTATTTCAGGGGATAAAACCCTAAAACCCCCTCAATCCTCGTAAGGACTAAGGGGGCTAAAACCTCTAGAAACTAATCTTCTTTGGGAGAGGCTTATAGGTTGCAGATATCTGCTGACTCTCCTCGAAGTGAGTTTCTTCACTGGCTTTACGGTAATCAGAACCAGCGATAAACTTAAGGTTAGTTAACTGCTTACTAGCGTTAGTAATTCTTTCTGCAGTTAAAACAGCTGGTAACTCTTGGTCGTCACTGACCGTAAGCTTTAGAGCATTTGTAGCAATTCTCTGCTCATTCTCATCAAGCTTATAAACCCATTTACTTCCCTTGCGAGAACCAGCAAATGTATTGGTAATAGTTCCAGTTAAACTCATAATATACTCCTATATCATTAATGGTTATAGCAAGGAAAATCCGTTGCTGATAGCAAGTACGGGATTAAGCAGGTACCTCGAATGAACCCCACTTGGGTCTGCGGTAGCAGAGCTGGGGGAGGGAGGTGAGGAGAAACTTGTGAAGTGGTATGTCTACGAAAGTAGACTACACACGCCTACATGATAGGACTGGACAGTGAACAGCACAGAGCCAGCAATAGCGCAAAGCGTAAAGCGTCTAATAGCAGAGCTATTAGTTGTGCTACTTGCTAGGTGAGTGCGAGTAGTGAGCTACTTCACTGGACTGAACTATTATATAGGTCAAGTTTCAACGAGAATCACCCCCCATGGGGTGAATTTCGAGGGGGTACCTGCGAGTGTATATTGCACACTCACATTCTACTGTAAATTTTAGAAAACCTCCTTGTAGTTGCAAATACTTTTTGTAATTTCACCTATGGAAAAACTAGCAATATTGTTACTTTTAACACTATTAGGTACTAAATCAAATGAAAGTACTACTAAAAGCCCCTATATTACTGAGGTTAACCACTATGCTTATAATAGACTTATTGAAGTAAAGACTATTGACGGGCAAAGACACCTCTATAAGGACTTGGGTTTAGGTTCTAAATGGTGTTATGAGCATCAAATAACAGAAAAACTGGAAAAAAGGGTTGACAAGAAATAGTTCTTACTTTAAATTCTAACTACCTAAGGTACCTAAGTACAGTAACTTTATAAAGTTTGAATTAATAAAGGTTTTTAAAAGTAACTTAGCTTAGGTAACTAAGTAAGGTACCTAACAATAACAGGAGGAACTATGAAAGCGGGCAAAACTAAACCATCCAATAAAGATAGAGACTATGCACTGTCATTACATAGCAATGCTATCTCTTCATTACAAGCACAGGTTAGTGAATTGTATCAGCTTATAGCATCTTATATAGAATATAAAGGAGATACAGATGAACTCACTAATTACCTCACTGAGCTTGCTAAGAAAAAAGCTCAGAAACAGCAAACCCCTAAGATTGTTGACAGCAGTGGCAAACCTGTTGACTCTAAAGATAAAAGTTAACTATATTCGTACACAAGCTGAATTAATAAGGCTTAATTTAAAAATACAACAAGGAGTGGACTATGTATTCAGAGGACTTTAATGAAATCATCGAAGATGTCATTGAAAAAGAGGGAGGGTATGTAGATGACCCTGTAGACCCGGGAGGGGAAACAAAGTATGGTATATCTAAGAGAGCATTCCCAAAAGAAGATATTAAAAACCTTACTATAGATAAGGCAAAAGATATCTATTATAATAAGTATTGGAAACCTTCAAAGGCTTATCTTATACATCATGACCTACAACATATATATTTTGATATGTGCGTTAATTTTGGCATTATTGGTGCTGGTAAGGTTCTTCAAAGAGCTATTAATGGGAAATACAAAGCAGGATTGGAGCTTGATGGAAGAGTCGGCCCTAAGACGCTCAAAGCCCTTAAAAACTTGGAGCCAGATAGACTCAGAGCGTATAGGGTCTTAAAGTTCGCTACTATTGTAGTGTCTAAGCACAATCAAGAAAAATATTGGTACGGATGGTTTAAGAGAGCTTTAAATGTCTAAGGGTATAAATAAACTTATTATAAAAAAAGTCAAAGAAAGACTTGACTTAGGTAGAAAGAAATATGGGCAAGAAGTACCTCTTTATGATAAAAGAGATTACGAAGAAGAAACACTAGAAGAACTTTTAGATGGAATGGTTTACCTAACAGCAAGACTTATTGAATTGCAACGAGAAAAAAAAGAAAACCTATTCGGGAGGGATTATTAATGATTGAACTTAGTTTAACATTTGTATTAGTATTAGTTTGGATAAATTCTAAGTTATGGAAGCAACATTTAGACGATGTTCGAAATAACAATAAATCATAAATCGGGCGCAAAATCATACCCTATATACTCAGAGACAGAAGCTATAGAAAAAGGGATAGATTTTAAACATTGGAAAGAAGCAAAAGAAGGAACTTATTGCATATCAGATGACGGGTATATAGCAAAGGTACTAAAAAGAAAAAATTATGAATCCGATAGAAATGAAGCCACTCTTTATGTTAGAACACCATATGGCTATATTATGCACAATCCCAATTATAAAACACAAAAATTTTATGCTGAGGGCAGAAGTACTCCATGGACTCTCTCTGGTAAGCCCGCACTCGAAGTTAAGTCTAAATCACATAAATGGAAAAACCTCGCCCTCGCATATGTTTCTACAAACTTTGATGCAGATTTGGCTATTGACCTCGTTATGGGCCAAACAACTCCTCAGCAAAGGAGAAGATGGAAAAGAAACATCAGGACAGAGGAATTTAAAAGCGTGGTAAGAGAAGAGCTAGATATACTTTTAAAAGAAAGTGGCAAAGATAAAGAATATGTAATGGAGCTTTTAGAAGAAGCAATTACAATGGCTAAGAAAAAAGAAGATGTTAGCAATCTTATGAGGGCTACTGAAAAGCTTATGTCTTTACACGGAATGGATGATAAAGATACAATAAAGACTACTCGCCAAATAGAAGGTGTTAGTACAAAAAAACTTATTGCAGATGTGCTCCAAGAGGAACAAAAGATAAAGTTAACAGAAACAACAGAAAAGGACAATGGAGAACTACGAGGCTCAATACGAGAAACTTCAAGTACTAAAGAAATTCAGGAATAGTATAGGGCTTTTTGGAAAAGTTTGTTTCCCAACTGCATTAAATAAAGATATACCCCCTTTTCATAATGAACTATACCAACACCTTAGGGATGAGTCTCGAAATAGATTATTAATTGCGGCTCCTCGAGGAACAGCTAAGTCTACAACGGTATCTCTTATATACCCTCTTTGGAAGTGTGCTTTTAAATTAGATAGTGAAGACTTATTTATTGTTATTATTTCAGAAAGTCAAAGTCAAAGTATTAACTTCTTATCAAGGATAAAATATCATCTTACATATAGTAAAACATATAAAGAAAATTTTGGAGACATGGGCCCTAACACTGCTAGGCGTTGGACTAATAATGATATTATTCTTTCAAATGGTGCTCGTATTATTGCTGTTGGAACTGGGCAAAGGGTTAGGGGATTTATCGAGGGTGATACTAGACCTAACCTCATTATTATTGACGACTTTGAGTCAGAACTGAATGCATATACTCCAGAAGCTAGAGCTAAAAATAGAAAGTGGATAACAGAAGCTGTTATACCATCATTATCTGATGATGGTAGAATAGCTATGATTGGAACAGTTATTTCTGAAGACTGTTTCCTATGTTGGGCTAAAGAATCTCCTAGTTGGGATGTTCTTTGGTATAGTATCTGGAATGATGATGAGGTAAGCATATGGCCAGAAAGATTCCCTAAATCTCGTATATTGCAAATAAAAGATGAATTTGCTAGCGTAGGTAATCTTAATGGATTCTATCAGGAGTATATGAATATAGCTCAATCACCTGATGATGCTCCGTTTAAACCAGATTATATTAAAATTCATCACTACGATTATGAAATACGAGATGGACAGAATATACTTGTTAAAAAATTACCCGATGATAAAGAAAAAATAATACCAGTAGCTGTATATTCAGGAGTAGACCCTGCATCTTCATTATCAGCTAAAGCTGATTTTTTTGTTATAGTAACGCTTGGTATAGACCATGAAAATAATATTTACATAATAAACATAGTACGAACTAAATTAGACCCAGCAGAACAGCCTGATGCTATTATTAAGCAATATAAAAAATATAGACCCAAAAGGATGAAAATAGAAACAGTTGCTTATCAAGAGGCTTTAAGGTCTGCAGTAAGAAAACAAATGCAAGAACAGAATTTATATATACCGGGACTGGAGAAAGGCGTTAAACCCAGAAATAGAAAATCAGAGCGATTACTTTCACTAGTCCCGATACTTGCAAAAGGTCAATTATTTTTTAGGCCTCAAGATATAGAAGCACAAGCAGAATTTTTATCTTATCCCCGTGGTAAGCATGATGATGTTATGGATGCTGTGTGGACAGCATTAGATGGCTCAAGAGCTAGTAAAAGAAAAGAATACCAAGAGGTTGACACCTCTGATAGGTTAGGAAAAAAAGTACTTGACTGGCTAACTCTCTAACTAGTATATTTTATATAGGATAACTTATGGCTGAGAACTATAATAAGAAAAATAGCGTTGTTGACGCTACCCAAAAACTTTTTACCGACTATTCTAACAATAGAGAAAAGTGGGCTATTCAAGCTCAAGAAGACCGAGAGTTTCGTTTAGGTCAACAATGGACTAAAGAACAAGCTCGAGTACTTAGAGAGCGTGGACAAGCTCCTATTGTTGTAAATAGAATACATCCCGCAGTAGAAATGGCAAAAGCCCTATTAACTGCTAACAGACCTCAATTTAGAGTATCACCACGAGAAGATAGTGATAATAAAATAGCTCAATTATTTAATGCTTTAATAGCTTATATGTGGGATATATCAGACGGGATTAGTGTACTTCGTAATGTAGTAGATGATTACTATACCTGTGGAATGGGCGTAATGATGGTATATCAAGACCCAATGCGTGATAATGCAAAGGGAGATGTAGTCATTAAAGACATAGACCCATTAGATTTATATATAGACCCTAATTCAAGAGATAGATTTGGAGATGATGCAGAAAATATGATTGTGTCTAGAATGTTTACTCGAGACCAAGCTAGAAAAATGTATCCTCAGTATGAAACAAAAATTAAAAATGCTAATTCAGATAGGCTTTCAGATAGGCCTGAAACTGGTAGAGAGCATGATGGTAAAGCTATATTTCCAGAAGATGTAGAAACTCTTACTGATTCTGCATTAGGAGAGTCGGATGAATATGTAAGAGGATATGAAAGATACTATAAAGAAATGGTTAGTAGATTTCGTGTACATGAAACATTTACTGGCGTTGAGCATGTTTTTGATGATGAAGAATATAAAGAATATCAAAATAGACAAGCTTATATTATAGAAGGTAGACCCATTGTAAGAGAAGATGTTGCTAGGATGACAATGGAAAGACTTCAGCAGTCTTATCAAATGATGGTTGAACAAGCTGAGCAACAAGGCCTAGACCCTAGTCAACTACCAGAACCACCTTCATTAGAAGTAACAACAATGGCTCAGTTTATTGATGAGGGTTTAATAAAAGTAGTAGAAATTCAAGCATGCAGAGTTTGTCAAGTTGTTGTAATAGGTGACCAACTTCTTTACAAAAGAGTACTGCCGACTGATAAGTACCCCATAGTGCCTTTTATGAATATACACACAAGAACACCTTATCCTCTTTCTGATGTTAGAATGTGTAAGGATATGCAGGAGTATATTAATAAAACTAGGTCACTTATTATAGCTCATGCTACTACTAGTACAAATGTAAAAATTTTAGTCCCAGCAGGCTCTGTTGATATGAGAGAGTTTGAACAAAAGTGGTCACAACCCGGTGTTGCTATAGAAGTAGACTTTGACCAAGGAGCGCCTCAACCAGTGCAACCACTTCCATTACCAAATGAATTATATCAAAACGAACAAACTGCTAAATCAGATATTGACCATCAACTTGGTCTTTATGAGTTAATGATGGGTAATTCTCAAGCCGCTCCTCATACTTATAAAGCCACTGTATCTATTGATGACTTCGGTCAAAGAAAGATAAAATCAAAGTTAATGGACATAGAAGCTGGTCTGAGTAGGGTATGTCAAGTTGCAATCCCACTTATGCAACAACTGTACCAAGAAGAAAAAGTTATCCGTCTGGTGCAACCTAACAATATGACCAGCGAATATTTGATTAATAAAAGATTCTACGATGATTTTACACAAACAATACAAAAATACAATGACATAGGAATTGGTAACTATGATGTTGTAGTTGTAACAGGAACAACGCTTCCAACAAATAGATATGCGCAACTAGAATTATATATGGATGCGTATCGTAATGGATTAATAGATAAAGAGGAAGTATTGAAGAAAACAGAAATATTTGATGTCGAAGGAGTTCTAGAAAGAACAGATACAATCGAACAACTCACGAGACAATTACAACAAGCTCAAGAAAAGATTAAAGGATTATCCGGAGATATGCAGAGTAGAGATAGAGAAAATGTTAATCTAAAACAAAGAGTTGAAGTTGAAAAATTTAAGGCAGGTCTTGATAAGATATCTAACCGGGCTCAGTCCGCAGGTACTTTGTATGAGAAACGCCTTGATGACGCTACTAGTGAAATGGCTTCTGAAGTCAGGAGGACTAAAAAAGAAGTTGGCAAAAACCAAGATACCCCTATTCCTAGTTAGGGCTCTTAATTGAGGAAAATGACATGGCTCAAGAAAATCAACAAGGTCAAGTAACAGAAGAGAATTTGGTGGATTCTGTTGTTGGCATAGAAAATAGTGTAGATAGTGTATTTACTCCGGGTTTTGGAAGTGAACCAGAAGAAACAGTAGCTCCAGTTGAGCAATCTGTAGAAACTAGTTCTGAACAAACTCCAGAAGTAGGTTATGAAACTACATCAGATAACGGAGAAGTTCGATATCAGTATTGGCAGTCTGAAGCAGATAAAGCCAAGAATGAGAATGAACAGTTAAAGAAAACTGTAGAAATTCTACAGCAGACTATTCAAAATCCTACGACTAATCAGCCTGAAGAAGTATCTTCAGAACCTGAAATCGAACCGTTTCGTGATGCACCGCAGAAACCAGTAAAACCAGCAGGCTTTAATAGAGCAGAAGCTATTGATGACCCTAATAGTGCTAGTGCGCAGTATTTAGATACTATGGACAACTACAGGGATGAGATGGATTCTTATAACGCTGATAAATTAGATTATGAGGCTAATTTATTACAGATAGAAAGAGATGCGTTAGCCGAAGAACAAAAAAGGCAAACAGAAGCTTTTGATGCTGAAAAGCGTAATCAAGAACAAGTGAATACTATTTCACAACAGATAAAGAGTCAATACAATGCTAATGATGAAGAGGTCAATGACTTTATAAAAAAAATGAGCGACCCTGAATCATTAAATATTGAAAACCTATGGCGTTTATACCAAATGGACAAAGGTAAAGTACCTGAGCAACCCGTTGCACAGCCTTCTCCCCAGTTCAACCAAGTTCAGAGAGCACAATCAGTTCCGGCACCTATGGGAGTCCAGAGTAGCGCTAACATGCAACAAACTGGAAAGAGTGCCAGCGATTTAATTATGGATGACCTGATTAGTGATTATGAATCAAAAAATCCTTGGAAATAGGATATAACATAAAACGGAGTTAAAAATGGCTGACAAATACAGTATATCTACTGGTGGCAGTATGCAGTCGTCTACTATTAATGATAGCAGACGGATGTTTAACTTTGGAGAAAGAGTTGCAGAACTCGCTCCAGAGCAAAGTCCATTCTTTACATACCTCTCGAAAGTTGCAAAGAAGCCTACCGATGACCCAGTGTTCAAATTCTTAGAACAGCGTCATCAGTGGCAACGCAGGAACTTTCAAGTAAAGACGGAAGAAATCTCTCCAACCGGATATAGTTCTAATGCAGATTGGGATTTAGCGGCTGGAGGTAGTGAGGTATTAGAAGTTGAATGTCTATATGATAAGTATGGGCGTGAGGTGTCAACAGCAGTTGCACCAAACTTCTTATTACAAGACCAGTTAATAAAAGTAGAAGTAAAGTACGCATCTAATGGTTCAAGTTATGCGACTGCTAAATATCACGCTACTTTTAAAATTGCAGGAGCGCCTGTAGTTAGTGCTTCTAAAGCTCAACTAGCGCTTACTTTCATTGACTTATCTTTACCCGGAACTGGAGCACAAACTCCAGCTTCTAGTAGTAAGATAAAAATGGAAGTTGGAGCTAAAGCTCAAGTAGTTGGTAGTGCTTTTGCAGAAGGTGGAACTGACCCAGAGGGTTGGAAAGACGAAATGTACGATAGAGAAGGGTATGCGCAGATTTTTAAAACTGCAATTCCTATGTTCTCTGGTACAGCAATGGCTACTCGTTACAGAGGTAAGGCAGATGAATACAAGAGAGTATGGCAATCTAAGCTAATGGAACATAAGATGGACATCGAGCATGCAATGCTTTTTGGTGTTGGTTCTGATGATTCAACAGCTAGTGGGCCTGTAAGACGCTCTTGGGGTATTTTACCTTACACTGAAAGATATGGAAAGATTAAACCCTTTACATATGCTAGCTCAAGTTATGATGACTTTCTAACTTCAATGGAAGATATTTTCGCTCCTGAAACAGGAAACAGCGGAAATAAGCTTGTACTTGCTTCTAGAAAAGTAATCTCTTGGTTTAATAAACTAGGTGGTGATTCATTCTTGGGTAACACAGTAGCACTTGGTCATACAGCATCTACTTCTGGTGGTTCTAATGGCTATGGTCTGGATGTACAGAATATAAAAGGTGCCTTTGGGCACAATGTATCTGTGGTTAATACAATCTATGGTAACTTAAACTTAGTTGCAGAGCCTTTACTTAGAGGAATGCACGAAGATTATGCTATTATGATTGACCTTGCAAATGTGGCTTATCGCCCATTAGCAGGTAATGGTGTTAATCGTGATACTCATATTATTACGAATGTACAGAATAATAATGTAGACGGAAGAAAAGATATTGTTATGACCGAAGCTGGTCTAGAAATCTCTTTGCCTGAGACACATACTATTCTTAAGTTCTCTTAATAATAACAACCAATTCAGGGCCCCTTAACAGGGGCCTTGGATAACTAAGGATTTAAAATGGCTAAAAAAGAAATAAAGAAAAAAGTAAAAAAAATAGTTGAAATTAAAGAAGTACCTAAAGTTGAAAAACCTGTTGTAACTAGGGGTGTTTATACTCAAAGGGGTAAGTAATGGCAATATTTGGTGGTGGTAATAGAATGAATGCTTATGGTGAACCATTAGTAGACAGCACTCTTGGTGAAGCTTTAGGTGGTATGTTAGGCAGAGGAGCAACGGCTATTGGTAAGGGTATAAAAGATAGGCTTTATGATGATGAAGGTCTTATAAAAGCTAACCCTGAAGGCCCCGGAGGTTTTATAATGGGAGAAAAAGCAGGAATAGATAAACCCTATTTGGGAGAGCAAAAAGGTATTGACCCATCAACTATGCAAGCACTTGGTAAAATAAGATTTGGAAAAGAACGAGGAGTTGACCAATCTACTAAAGATTTTATAGGTGGGCTAGGAAGTAGATTAAGGAGTATGTTTGGTGGCAAGCCAGAATCTGACGCTTTTACAGAAGCGGGTGGTGGCACTTATAATACTGAAATGCCTACAGAGGAAAGTAGTAATACCTATAATCCTCAAGAAGCAATGAGTATGTTAAAAAAGGGTATGAATATACAAGATGTGTCTCAAGAAAACTTAGGTTCTTTACAACAACTTATGAAAGACGAAGGTTATTATGAAGGTGAGGTAGACTCAATATTAGGCCCAAAAACATCAAATGCTTTTAATAGTTTAATGAAAGATAGGGGTCTTTTAGATGAATATCAAAACGAGGATTCTGTTTTTACAACTCCATCTTCTAGGGTATCATCATATGGTGTTCAAGGTTAAATGAGTTTTACTACACAAATAGGACAGTTAACAGGTGATGCTAGTACTAATGATGCTACTACTATAGCTCAAGCATTAGAAAATGCTCAAATAGATACTATACAAAAAGTATCTCAATTACAACCTGAGATGCTTCACTTAATGTCTTCTGAGGTTGAGAGTAATTCTAATACAGACAGTGATAATAACTTAGTAAATAATATAGTATTAAATGTAACCAGAGTAGACAGTACAACAGGATATTTAGTAAGCAAAACAGGAGCTGTTGCTTTAGTAGATGGAAGTTCTACAAGTACTGATGCGTATAATGCTCAATCAGTTACAGTATCTATGATAATAAAATTCTTAGATAGGGATACTGACTGTCCAATATTTACATCTAATAATCTAACTGTTGGCGGGGCTGGTACTAATGGTTATAGAATTAGAAAAAATGCAAAAAACAATATTTATTTTGAATATGGAAAAGTAGCGGAAGGTTCATCATACAGCCATCATGAGAGCACTTATAAAAGAATAATTTCTGATTATACAATAGAGCCAAATGTTTGGTATAATATTATTGTAAAATCTAATGGTTCTACTACAGATATATTTATTAATGGAGTTAAAACAAATTTAATAACAACAGGTACTTTTAGTTTATCAAATTTTTATTATCACGATTCAAATTCTAGGGCTTATATTGGATACCATATAGATTTAGTTAGTGGGGCTGGTTCTTCTCCGACTGAATACTCAGGTAATTTTCATTTAAAAAACTTTGGTATTTACAATACCTTATTAGACAATTCTAATATTTACGCTATATATAACAATGCCAATTATATAGATTTACTTAATAATTATAAAGACTATACTTCTTCTAATGATTTAGTTCTTTACTATGATTTTACAAAAAATACATTAGCTGATTTAAAAGGAAATCAAAGCAACCTTGCTTTAACAAATACTACCGTTGAGAGCAATAAGTTTGACGCTTCTTTAGTGGATAAAAAATTTATAACTCAAGTTCAAGATTTAAATAGTGTTTACTACGCAGATTCTAAATCGCCAGTATATTCTATTGAAAATGGAAAAGTTCAAATTTACCCCGCTCCAAGTGCTACAGAATTAGCTTATATAACAAAAGTAGTCCCGGGTACGATTGATGACTCTGCTGAAACTATAACTAATATGCCAAGATTATTTCATACTCAAATAATAAAAATTGCATCTTATTATGTTTTATTAAAAAAGATTGGAGATTTAAAAACTACAATGGTTAGTGAGTATAATGATGCTATAAACAAAGCAAAAGATTTAATAGACAATGATGCTACACTTACCGGTAGTGCTAAAGATGCTGAATATTGGTTAGGAGAAGAAGACCCTGAAATGCTTAGTGGGACTCTTAATACAGCTGGACAAGAAATACAAAGAGCTTCTGCTGTAGCAAATAAATTTAGTTCTGATTTACAAATGATGCAAAATCAATTAGCTATTATAAAACAATTAGTAGATGAAGGTTGGGCTAGTATATTTAACCCCAATACTGATAAAAATATATCTAGAATAGGAGCTAAATAATGATATTAAAAGAGATGGTTGAATTAGTACAGCAACATCATCCTCAAATGAATGCTCAAGAGATTATAAAAATGATTAATAGAGCTCAGGATGAGTACACTACTAGAACAAGAATACTAGAATCATCAAAAGAAATAACTGTAGTTGCAGACCAAAGAAGATATTCTTTAAGTGTAGATGGTGACAAAGATGAAATAATGGAAATTAAAGATGTTGATTTAAATGGAGAAACTATAAGTAGGTTTACAGGTAGAGCTGTTAAAAGGGATATGACTTAATGAGCACAATGATTAAACAATGGGTATGGTGGGTTGAAGATAATAATATTTTACTTGGTTATTATGATGAATCAAAAGTAGATAAGGAAAAAATATCTTCACCCGATTCTTCAATAGCTGGTCAATTACTTACTTTATTTTACAATAAAAAAGCGAAGCATTTTAATATACCTTCTATGGATAGAAATTGGGATAAGCAAGAATCTGATATACCTCAACAATACCAAGATGCATTAGTAAATAAAGCTATTGCACTTGGTTATGAAAGGAATATAGAAACCTTACAACTTGCTCAATATTTTAATGGTAAGTTTGAAGATGATGTTAAAAATGGAAGAAAGCATGCTTATCGTGGTAGATTAGGTACATTTAGGTCTATAAATAGTATTGACTTTTAATATAATTTTAGTAAATTAAACCAAGATATGCCCATGAGAATTGTCAAGCTCGGTAAGGCATAGAACAGGAGTTAACAAGATGGCAATAAATAAATATAATGTAGTAGAAAGCGGTAATGTATCATTGGGTCAAGTAGGCTCTTTGTTAGAAACAAGTAGCGGTGCTGTAACAGGTAAAAAAATACTTGCTATACAATTTTTAGAAGATACTGTATTTACATCTCTTACCCCAGAATCAGGAACTAATCAATATATAGGAAGCACTAATAATGGTGGTGATAGCGTAGCTAGCGTTACATTTCCTCAAGGAATTACTGTATTTGGTCGTTGGTCTGGGTTTCAGTTATCAAGCGGTAAAGTAGTAGCTTACTTAGGTTAGCATGGCTTTAGGATTAGGCTCATCGCTAATTAGGGGTGGTGCATCCCTCTTAACATATGTCAAGGACAACCTCAAGTTATACCTCGACTTCAAATCAAGTAGGTCAGACACCCTTGCATTTCCATCAGAGGGTTCGACATCGTTTGATGGTAACAATGATTATATAGATTTTGGTAATGATAGCTCTGTCCAGATTACTGGTGCATTAAGTATATCATCTTGGATAAAAACAGATAATAATAGTAAATATATG